ATGGCCTGTTTATACCCCAAAACAGCTCGATAAGTCATGATCAGGCTGGTTCAAGTCATGATTGATACACCATCGGCTGAAATCGTCTCAGATCGGCCCACATCGGTTTTTTTGCCGACAACAGCTCCACGAATCCACTCACCGCTTAATGATTTGCCTTCACGCGGCTTCGAATTGATTGATTTCGCTGACCAGATCATCGATGGCGGCTTCATGCCGTGGCAAAAGTGGTTGGCCGAGCACTCACTCAAGGTAAAGCCGGATGGCCGCTACCATCACCCGGTCACAGTCGCATCGGTAGCCCGGCAAAATGGCAAGAGCACTTACATGATGGCCCGGATCATGATGGGCCTGTTTCATTGGAAAGAATCGTTGCAAGTTTCATCGGCTCATCGATTGGTTACATCGCTGGAGCAATTTCGGGCCATTGTGCAGATCATTGAGGAAAATGCAGATTTAGCCAATCAGGTGCAGCGCATCCGCTGGCAACATGGAGCTGAGGAAATTCAAACCAAGGATGGTTGCAGATTCATCATCAAAGCCGGTGGATCGGCAGCTCGTGGATTGAGCAAACCGGAATCCGTGCATCTTGATGAAATCCGCGAACTCCATGACATGGAGACTTTTGCCTCAATGCGATACACATTGATGGCCGCCAAGAATCCGCAAATCAGCTGTTTTTCCACGGCCGGTGATTCTCACTCAATTGTGCTCAATCAATTGCGCGAGCGCGGATTGGCTGCGGCAGCTGGTGGCACAGACAATGTTGGCTATTTTGAATGGTCAGCTCCAACTGATGAAATTTCATTGGAAAATGCAGCTTTTGCCAATCCCGGACTCAACATCACAATTCACCCGGACAATATCCGGGCCGTGTTCAATGATCCTCCCGATGTTGTAATGACAGAGGTTTTGAATCGATGGGTGCAGACAATTTCAAGTGTCATTGGTGCCAAAGAGTGGCAAGAGTGTGGCGATGAATCAATTGACCTCGATGATGACAAGCTCACATGGATGGCCATTGATATTTCACCGGATCGAAAGCACGCGGCCCTCGTGGCCGCTCAAAAGCTTGGATCGGAGTCATTTGTCGTGAAGCTGTTGCATACATGGGAAAACACCATTCAGCTTGATGATCGTGCCATTGCTAACGATGCCGCCGCGTATTGCCGAAAATATCCGATTGAATATTTGCTTTACAGCCGCCGCACATCCGGAGCTGTTGCAGCGCGTATGCAGCCGGCCGGTATCCCAATCCACGACATGGACAGCGATTATCCGCAAGCTTGTGATGAGCTTTTGGGTGCAATCAATAGCGGCAGACTTAAACACCGAAATCAAACATCGCTGACAGAGCAAATGCTTTCAGCTGTGCAATTAAGGCGCGGTGATGGCGGGTGGGTCATCGGTAGGCGTGCAAGCCAATCGGCTGTTTGTGCTGCCGTAGCATCTGCATTGGTAACACACTTTGCGACACGCCCAGAAACCGAAATCGACATTTTAGTGGGTTGATGCTTGACATTTTGAGAAAATCCTCCCATGGGATTATTTGATCGAAAGCGCACCATTGAAACAGTCGCGCCATCGCGCGGTGCTGACATAGCTGCACAGATCGGCCCGGCTCCAACACTTGATGCATTTTTTCCATTTGGTGGAGCTGATTATCTTGCAACCCGTGAGGAAGCTATGTCCGTGCCAGCAATCGCTCGTGCACGCAACATGATTTGCAATTCAATTGCCACAATTCCTTTGGTCACTCGTGACAAAACTACCGGACAAATTATCGATCAACCTGTTGTAATTTCTGATCCCGATAAACGAGTACCAGGAGCAGCATCGTGGGTTTGGGCGTGCGAGGATTTATTATTTACAGGATTTTCATATTTTCAAATAATGGATTTGTTCGCTGATACAGGCCGCGTGCGCCAAATGTGGCGAGTTGCACCAAATCGTGTTGGCGTTTTCTTAAATTCAATTGGCACGCAGATTGAGTATTACACAGTCGATGGATCGCGCGTGCCGATGTCTGGCGTTGGATCACTTGTGGTGTTTTATGGAAACGATGAAGGTTTATTGAATCGCGCTGGTCGCACAATCCGTGCTGGTGCAGAGCTTGAAAGAGCTGCCGCAATGTATGCACGCGAACCTGTACCATCAATGGTTTTGAAATCAAATGGCACAGCATTGCCAGCTGATCGCATTGCAAAATTGCTTGATGCGTGGGGCGCAGCTCGTAGAAATCGCGGAACAGCGTTTCTAAATGCCGATGTTGAATTGACAACAGTCGGATTCACACCGGAGCAAATTGGCCTTAATGCTGCACGCGAAATCATCGCAACCGAACTTGCACGCGCCGTGGGAATTCCGGCTTACTTTATTGATGCGCCGACTGGATCATCCATGACCTATCAAAACGCCCAAACGGCGCGTCAAACTCTTTTGGATTTCTCATTGCTGCCGCTGATGAACAGCATTAGCTCAAGGTTATCCATGCCAGATTTTACGCCATCAACACAGCGCGTGGAATTTGATTTAAAGGCGTACTTGCGCGGATCAGAAAAAGAGCGTGCAGAGATTTACAAGATTTTATTTGAAATCGGTGCGATTACCACCGATGAAATTAGACAAATGGAGGACATGATCTCATGAAGCTGACAACACCAATGCAAATCACGGCAGCTGATTCAGATGCACGCACCATCAGCGGTCGCATCGTTGCTTTCAATGAGCACGCAAATGCATCGACCGGAAAAGTCGTGTTCGCTCGCGGAAGTATTCAGCCACAAGATGTTTTTCTTAACCTCGAGCATGACAACACTCGCAGGATCGGGAAAAGTATCGCCATGAGTGTGAACGACAAGGAAATGACGGCCACATTTAAAATCGCCAACACCACAGCTGGCACCGATGCACTTACAGAGGCAATGGAAGGCTTACGCGATGGATTCTCAATTGAGTTGGCCGTGGACAATTACGAAATGCAAAAGGATGGCACTATGAAAGTGCTCAATGGGCAGCTCACAGCTGTCGCTTTGGTTACTGAACCGGCCGTGCGATCTGCACGCGTTTCTGAGGTAGCCGCATCAGAGGATTCTGAAACTGAAACAGTTACAGAGACAACAAACCCAAATGAAGGAGACAAGATGGACAACACTACCGAACCAGTAGCTCCTGCCGTTGAACCGGTAGCAGCTCCAGAGGTCGCACCTGTACAAGCATCACGCCCGGCTTATTACACAGCACCACGATCACCAATTGTGGACAAGGTTTCATACCTTGAGCACTACCTACGCGCAAGCGTTTTGCACGATGAGGATTCACGCCAGTATGTCAAGGCAGCTGACAACACAACATCAACAGCACCCGGCATGATTCCAACACCACAAAGCACACAGGTAATTAACGCACTTGCAAATGCTGATCGTGGCACAATCGATGGCATCAGCAGAGAAACTTTAGTTGCAGAAGGCATGACATTTGAATTGCCTCGTGTAACAGCTGTGCCAACAGTATTGCCAATCGATGAAAATGATGCAGTTACAGAATCATCACTATCGGCAACATTTTTGTCAGTTTCAGTACAGCCGTTCAAAGGCCGTGCGATCTCGACAGTAGAGCTCATTGATCGCAGCCGACCAGAGTACCTAACAGCTTTGCTCCAGAATCTTGAATTTGCGTATGCAAAAGAGACTGATGAGTATGCACTTGCAGCAATGCAAGCGGCAGTCACTAGCGTGACAGCACAGGCAGCAAATTCAGCAACTGGATTTCTTGGATACACATCAAAGGCAGCCGCAAATGTTTATGGCGCATCACTTGGATTCGCTCGCTCATTGATCGTTTCACCAACACAATGGGGAAACATCATGGGATACAACGACAATGGCGCACCTCTTTACAATGCAGCACAACCATCAAACGCAGCTGGAAATGTTCGCGGAGATTCATTGCGCGGTGTAGTTTCACCGGGCTTGAACCTTTATGTTTCACGCTCATTTGGTAACGCTGGCACAACAACAGCCGATGGCGATTCTTCAATGGTTGTTGTCAATCCAGACAGCTACACATGGTACGAATCTCCACGCTTTACGCTACGCAGCAATATCAACAGCGATGGAACAATTGACATCCTGTACTACGGCTATGGCGCACTAGCTGCCAAGGTGCCAAACGGCGCACAATTTAACAACCTCCCATAAATCACTATCGGTAGCGGTCGCTCCCGAACGCTACTGACACGAAAGGAACCGAGATGCCATCAATAGTTACAGCCTCGCAGCTGAGAGCGATTCTTGGTGTCTCGGTTTCTTTGTATAGTGATGCTCAATTGGATTCTTACATAGATTCCGCCGAGCAAACGATTTTGCCTTTACTTACGCAATACCAATCATCGGTGACTTTTGCCAATGTGGATGAATCCGTCATTTATTTCACCACAATGCGGCCAAATTACTTTGTGCCGGGTCAATCTGTTGTTGTTACCGGGGCCGGAACTTACAGCGCGACATATACAGTCACCGATGATCGGATTGAGCCTTACACTTTCACAGCTGCAACAAACGCGGCTAATCGTGATTACCCATTGCCGTTTATTCCAGCGGCAACAGCGACATTAAGTGGATCATCGGCAGCGCAGCTGTACGCATCGACACCACCAATTGAAAATGCAATCTTGGTTGTAGCGGTCGAAATTTTTCAGAGCATTACAGCTCCCGGCAACCAGATCATGTCAGATAATTTTCAGCCGTCACCATTTATTCTCGGCCGCAGCTTAAGCAACCGAGTTATCGGCCTCTTAGGCCCGTTTCTTGATGTTGAAACGATGTGCCAATGAGCATTGAATCAGCAATCCGCACACCACTCAAAACAGCTTTGTCATCCATCGCAGCCAATGTGTACAACGGCATCCCAGAAACAATGACTAGCCCATCGATTTGCTTGATCCCGGATGCACCTTATTTGGAAAGCGTTTTGATCGGCAAAAACACTACAAAGGTCAAGGTCAATTTGACTGTGACTGGTGTGGTTGGTTATGCCAACAATGCCGCAGCTTTGGATAATCTCGAAACATTGATGATTTCGATCATTGCAGCAATGCCAAATGGTTACGAAGTCGGAAATGTAAATCAACCTCAACCTTTGGAAGTCGGTGCCGGAAAGTACCTCACGGCCGATCTCCAAGTATCCACCTACTACAACCAATAGGAGACAAAATGCCAACAACAATCATCACCGGCAGAAATGTGAGCTTCAGCATCGATGGGGATACTTTTGATGCACAAGCAACATCTGCAATTCTTACTGTTGATTCAACGATCAACACATATCAGACACTAGATGGCAAGGCGTATTACACAACCGACACTCAAGGCTCATTTGCCGTTGAAATGTTGGCTGATTGGGGCGTTGCTTCATCATTGTGCGAAATGCTTTGGAATCAAGCTGAATCATCACCAAACACACCTTTGGCGGTAATCCTTGAGACAGAGCCGGGCAGCACTTTCAATTTTACTGTGCAACCAATTTTCCCATCAGCTGGAGGCACAGCACCAGATGCACAGACAGTATCAATGACCTTCACTTGTGTGACAACACCAGCTTTGGCATAACGAAAGGAAATCGGGAGCATGAAACTACCAATCACAATTGAGTTCACATCCGGGGAGAGCGCAACCTATACCGCGCTCCCACCGGAGTGGATGAAATGGGAACGCCAAAGCGGAAACACGATTCAGCAAGTATCTGAGAAATTGGGAATTGCTGATTTGATGTTTTTGGCTTATCACGCAATGAAGCGCGAAGCAGCTGGAAAGACTGTCAAGCCTTTTGAAGTGTGGTGCGAAACTGTAACTGACATTAGCATGGGAGAAGCCGAAAACCCAAAAGTTACGAGCCGGGAAGCTTAAACCGGATCATTTGGGAATTGGCTATCCATACCGGATTGTCACGATCAGAGTTTCAAACACCAGAGGATGTCTTGACCGCTTTTGAGATTCTAAGGACAAAAAATGGCAACTGAACCAATCACTTATGACAAGAGTGATTTGCGCGGCATCATCAAGGCTTTCAAAGCCATGGATGAGCAAGCTGTTTCTGAGGCCAAAGGCGTTTCAAATGGATTGGCCACTTACCTGCAATCCAAAGTCACAGCCGCAGCTGGAAGCCGCCCAAATAAGGCGGCAATTCGTATTGCTCAAGGATCGCGCGTGAGCAAGTCATCAAAAATTGGTGAGATTAGCTACGGCTTTGTATCTCAAAAATTTAGCGGTGGCGGCACCACACAACAACTTTGGGGCGGTTACGAATTTGGCTCAAACAAATTCAAGCAATTTCCAATATGGTCAGGTAGCTACGGCCGAGGTTCAACCGGATATTTTATCTATCCAACCTTGCGCGCCGAACAGCCTCACATCATCTCTCAGTGGGAAAATGCATTTACTAAGATTTTGAAGGAGTGGTGATGGCTGGTCAATCAAGAACACTCAAGCTTTCGATTCTTGCTGATGTAGATAAACTCAAGCAAAGCCTCAATGTAGGCTCAAAAGATGTCGATGGTTTCGCCGGCAAAATTGGTGATTTTAGCAAGAAAGCGGCATTGGCTTTTGCTGCCGTTGCTGCCGCAGCTGGTGCCATGGCGATCAAAATTGGTGTGGATGCTGTCAAGGCTGCCAGCGACTTGGGCGAAACAATCTCAAAAGTCAATGTTTTATTTGGTAAGTCAGCCAAAGATATTGAAAAGTTTGCAGATGGCGCGGCCGCATCGTTAGGTCAGACAAAACAACAGGCATTGGATGCCGCAGCTACATTTGCAACATTTGGAAAATCAGCCGGTTTAAGCGGTGAGAATCTAAGCAAATTTTCAATCGACTTTGTGAAATTGTCATCAGATTTGGCATCTTTCAACAACACATCACCAGAGCAAGCAATCAATGCTATTGGATCGGCTTTGCGTGGCGAAGCTGAGCCATTGCGCCAATATGGAGTTTTGCTTGATGATGCTTCATTGCGCCAAGCGGCTTTGGAATTGGGAATCATTAGCACCACCAAAAATGCTTTAACACCGCAACAAAAGGTGTTGGCCGCTCAAGCTTTAATTTATCAACAGACATCAGCTGCACAAGGCGATTTCGAGCGCACGAGCGATGGCCTAGCCAACAAAACACGCATCCTCACAGCTCAATTGGAAAATGCCAAAACAACTATTGGTCAAGCACTTTTGCCAATCGTTTTGCAATTGGCCACTTTGTTTTCAGAAAAGGTCATCCCAATTGTGCAACAGGTTGCAGATGCCTTTGGTGAGAAATCTGGTGGCATGGGCAACACATTAAGCAAATTGGCCGGCTCAATCAAAGACTTTGTGCAACCCATCTTTGAAGGTTTCAGATCAGCTTTTGACAAAATCAAAAAAACTGTAATAGAAAACAAAGATGAGTTTGAAGCCTTTTTTGATGTCATCAAAGCTGCCGCTCCAATCATCGGCAATGTCATTGGCAAAGCTTTCAGCGTTGTGGGCGATGTGGCCAGCGTTGTTCTCAACATTATGGCAAATGTTGTTGGAGCTTTGCGCGGCTTGATCAACACGGCAATCGATTTGATAAATATTGCGATTCGTGGTTTTAACCTTATCAAGCCGGGTGCCGACATTTCACCCGTTTCAAAAATTGGAGTTTCAGGCGGATCAAGCTCGACAGGTGGAATTTCCGTGCCAGCTGCATCATTGCCAAGTGGTTTCACATCAGGCGGAACCACATCATCAGCTGGTGGCACGACAGGCGGTGGCACAACCACAATCACGGGCGGCACAACAGGTGGCGGATCGACCGGCGGAACTCTTGGCGGTGCCGTCACAAAAATTGCAAAAGACACCAAAAAGGTTGTCGATGATGTTGCTGGAGCTTTTGACAATTTTACAAGCGGCACAACTACTTTGGCCGGAGTCATGGCAGCTTCAAATCAGCCATTTGCCTTTGGCACATCGGGTGTCAATACCAACACGCTTGCTGGCATTTTAGCTGCATCAAGCAAACCAAGCGTGACTGTAAATTTCAACGGAGTCACGACCGATCCGGAAGGCACCGCGCGTGTGTTGGTGGACACTCTTAACAATTCTTTCTATCGCGGCACAGGTGGCGCAACTAACCTGCAAATCGCATGACAATTTTTAATCCCGTTTGGCGCGTGACCATTGGCGGTGTTCAATACACGACAGCCATTTTGGCCAATCTAACAATCCGCAGCGGTCGAACAAACATATATGAGCAAGCGCAGGCCGGATACACCAATCTCGAAATCATCAACCTTGATCAATCAAATGTGGCAATTGAAATTAATGATTCAATCACAATCGAATTGCAAGATTCGACAGCGACATTTGTGCCAATTTTTGGTGGATCGGTTGTTGAGGTCGGCATTGCCGTGGCCGAGGTTGGCAGCGTTGATTATGCCCAACGCATCAACATCATTGCCTTGGGTGCATTGGCTAGATTGCCAAAAGCACTCACCGAAGGCGTATTGAACGATGATTTTGATGGTGATCAAATTTATACAATTTTGAAAGAGGTTTTGTTTAACTCATGGCAAGAGGTACCAGGTGCATTGACATGGGCAACTTATGATCCAACCACTCAATGGGAGGATGCTGAAAACAGCGGATTGGGCGAAATTGATCGGCCGGGAAATTATGAGCTAGAAAATCGCGGATCGTCTGTAACCGATGTTTATTCGTTGGTATCAGCTTTGGCCACATCCGGGCTTGGTTACATTTACGAAAACGCACAAGGTCAGATTTCGTATGCTGACTCAACGCACCGAACCAATTATTTGGCAGCCAATGGGTATGTGGATTTAACAGCCAACCACGCTTTGGCATCCGGCTTGAGCATCCAGTCTCGTGCAGGTGATGTGCGAAACACCATCGATCTCAAATATGGCAACAATTCGGCTTTAGAGGTCAGCGCGGTTGATCCGGCATCTGTTGGCTTGTATGGACAGCTCGCTCAAATTTTCACAACAACGATCAAACACGCGGCCGATGCCCAAGATCAAGCCGATTTCTATTTGGAGCTAAGAGCCTATCCACGATTTAATTTAAACAACATCACATTTGAGCTAACTAATCCCGAAATTGATGATTCTGATCGTGATGATTTAATCAAGGTGTTTATGGGTATGCCGGTCAATTTGGCCAATCTGCCATTGAACATGAATTCTGGCGATTATCTGGGTTTTGTTGAAGGCTGGACATTTTCGGCCAGATACAATCAGATCAGCATTTCATTGATTTTGTCACCAATTGCATTTTCGTTGCAAGCAATGCGTTGGAACGATGTGCCGGTGACAGAGATATGGAGCACAATCAATCCAACTTTGGATTGGATCAATGCCACAATTGTGGCGTAAGGAGAAAACATGAGCAATCCAACGAGCAATTTCAATTGGCAAATGCCCACGGCCACAGATTTGGTCACGGATTTGCCAGCCGATTTTGAGGTATTTGGTCAAGCTGTTGATTCATCGATGGCAGATCTTTTAGGCGGTACAACAGGTCAAATACTTGCAAAGAATTCAAACACCAACATGGATTTTGTGTGGATCACAAATGATGTTGGTGACATTACAGCGGTCACAGCTGGCACCGGCATTTCAGGCGGCGGCACATCTGGAGCTGTAACAATTACAAATTCCATGGCAACAGAAATCACAGCAAAAGGTGATTTGATTGTTGGCACAGGCAATGCAGCCTTCGACAATTTGCCAGCCGGAACAGATGGTCATGTCTTGACAGCTGACTCGACAGTTTCTCCAACAGGATTGAAGTGGGCTGCACCTTCAAGTGGTGGCATGACATCAATTGCATCGGGAACTTTGAGCGGTTCAGCGGTAAACCTTACAAGTATTTCTGGAAGTTACAAAAATTTACAACTTGTCATTCGTAATTTTAGACCAGCCACCGATGGTGCTAGATGCGATTTAAGAGTCAATTCTGATGGTAACAGTCGTTACATTAACAACACCGATGATTCTGCCACAGATGTTACTTTTGCTTCAAATGATCGTTGGTTTTTTCAAAATTCTGACAATGGTGCAAGCCAATCAACAATGACAATAAACTTTTTGGATTATGCCAACACGACAACATGGAAATCAATCCAAGGCGTTGGCTGGTTTAATAACGAAACAAATCCAACAAACGCAAATGTGAAGGTTCTTAATGGTTGTTACAATCAAACAGGTGCAATCACAGCAATCAACATCATCACATCAGCGGGCAATTTTACCTCTGGTGACTACATTTTGTATGGAGTAAATTAAATGAAAAAAATGGTTATCGATCATAATGTACAAACAGGCGAAATTACTGAAAGAGAAATGAACCTTGAGGAAATTGCTGCGTTTGATCTAGGACAAGAAATTGAAAAATCAAGGAAAGAAACAGAAGCGCAAACAATGGCAGCCAAAGCAGCAGCAGAAGCAAAATTTGCTGCGCTTGGGCTGACAGCTGACGATTTGAAGGCACTTGGATTGTGACATTTCCACAAGGCACATTGCCGCGTTTAATTCAGGTTGCGCTCGCTGAGGTGGGCACAGCTGAAACCGGCAACAATGAAACAAAGTACGGCAAATTTATGAAAGCCGACAAGCTCCCATGGTGTGGTTCATTTCTCAATTGGTGTGCCGATCAAGCCGGCGTCAAGGTGCCAAATGTTGTCAGCACACGCGCTGGAGCTGAGGCATTTCGGAAGCGCAAGCAATGGCACACCACACCAAAGATTGGTGATTTTGTTTTCTTTGATTTTATCATCGATGACAAAGAGACGATCAATCACATTGGCTTGGTAATTCGCTGTTCAGAAAAACAGATTGTGACTATTGAAGGCAACACATCAGGCGGTGGAGATCAGCGCAATGGTGGAGAAGTCATGGTGAAGTCAAGAACTTTGGGAGCACGCTCATTTGTTGTCGGTTACGGCCGACCAGCTTATGAGCCGTTTACCGGTGATTTACCGGATCGACCAAAAGGAGAAAAATAATGGAACAAGCAAAAGCAATTGCAGCATCATGGGCGCGCTCATACATCGCGGCAGCTTTGGCCGTGTATATGGCCGGCGGATCAATTGAGCAAATGGCAATGGGTGGCGTGGCAGCTGTTGTGCCTGTCATTTTGCGCTGGCTGAATCCAGCTGACAAAGCTTTCGGATCAACGGGGAAATGATCACGAAACTACGCGCGGCAGGTTTAGCTTTGATCCTTTCGCTAAGCCTTGCCGGGTGTGGTTATGATGGCTGGGTCAGGTACCCATGCCAAGAGCACGAAAATTGGGAAAACAAAGATTGCCAGAAACCTCAATGCAAGGTGACTGGCACCTGTACAGAGGATTTGATAGGCGATGCCTTCCAAGAGTAAAGAGCGATTAAGCCAAGAGGACATCAAAGCTCGCTTGATGTTTCTTATTGGCTCGGTGCTGGCCATTGTGTTTCTTATTGTCACTTTGGGCATTACTTACGCGTTGATCTTTGTGACACAACCAATTGGAGCACAAGCTCCCAATGATGCAGCTTTCATCGACTTGCTCAAGACTTTGGCAATCTTTCTCACAGGATCATTGGGCGGTGTTTTAGCATCCAACGGCCTTAAGGATAAGCCAAAGTCAGAATACGAAAAAACCATTGAAAGGCGTTTATCCGGTAGCGACACGCCATGATTTGAGCGTGATTGTTGAGTTTGTTGAATTTGCCTGTCACTCTTTATTTCGGGAGCTGATACGCGGCTCCCAGAATCGGGAGCAACAAAATGAACGAAGCATCAATTGTGATCATGTGTTTGATCGCTGGATCGTTGTGGGCTGTGATGTCTTATTCGGTCGGATTTAAGGAAGGCGAGCGACAAGGTTATACAAGAGGCCGAGCCGTGGCACGCCATGCTGTATCAGCTGATCGGAAGGTCAAATGATGGCCTCTTTCATGGATGGTTACGAAGGCAACAAAGAGCGCACAGACCGCTGGATTGCCACATTTCCGCAAGGACGGCTCGAATCGCACATCATCGAATTTAATGCGGAAAAAGGTTATGTGCTGGTGCAAGCAAAAGCATTTCGCAATCAAACCGAGATCGATCCAGCTGGCATCGATTATGCCTACGGCTATCTTGCAGCTTATCCAGACAAAATGAAACGCTGGATGATTGAGGACACTTGCACATCAGCTTTGATGCGCGTAATGGCCTTGGTTATGGGCAACACAGAAAAGGCAACCAAAGAGGTCATGGAATTGGTCAAGAGCGAAACACCGGCAGCCGATTATGACTACTGGAAAACCAAACATGGCGATGTGCCGAGTTATCAAACAGCTGCTGAAGCTGAGCAGGCAGGCACACCATCATTTGGATCATCGGCCGACTCTGCATGGACAGCTGATGCCGTGCCATCGTGCTCACACGGATCAATGCGTTGGAATCAAAGCAAGCCAGATGCACCGAAATCATGGGGCGGCTACTTTTGCGGCGAGAAAATCAAAGAAAAGCAATGCACGCCGCGTTGGTATGTATTACGCAGCACAGGAACATGGGAGCCACAAGTATGACAAAAAAGAAGCTGGCCAACATCATTTTGGTGTGCAATATCGTGCTGTTCATTTACATGGTGGTGTACTTATGAGCGACTACATTGAAATCATTTATCCTCAAGAGATGAAAGCCAGGTTGATGTGCAATGGCGAAATCGTTGAGGAATACAAAATCGAGCAATGTGACAAATGCTCACAGCTGCGCCGATTGGATCACTTTGGCTACCAAAAAGGCTATGACAAGCAAGACAACATCATTTGGTTTTGTGGTGATTGCCGATGATAGATCGCATTGAGGAGGTGCAATGCATGATTGCAGCGATTCAACATTGCCATGATCGATCAGCTGATCACAGCTCCCGCATTGTTAAAAACCTGTCATGGTTTGAGTATGTGGCACAAATGGGCGAATCAATGGCCGCTGAGCTAGTCGTGGCCAAACGATTGGGTTATGAGTATACACCCGGCATCACATGGGATAAATCCAAAGCAGATGTGGGCGAGCACATTGAAGTCAAGTGGTCAGCCAATCCAGCCAGCAATTTGTGGATTCAGGAATCTGATCGTCATGATCGTGACATCGCTGTATTGGTTACGGGCAACGCACCAAAGATGCACATTGTTGGCTGGATGCCAGTAGCGATTGCAAAGAAACCACGCTATCGAAACGCATCACAAAACAATTGGTCGGTGCCTCAAATCAATCTGCAACCTATTGAGACTTTACAAAGGAGCAACTATGCACATCCTGCAATTTGATTGTTCGATCTGTTCAAAGCTGTACGGAAAGCCTAAGCAACGCCATGGACTTAAGAAAGGTGCTGAACTCACAGCCCATGAGTGGTTTGCACAATGCATGAGCTGTGGCACATTTGGGATCAAGATTGTCGATGATGCACGGATCGGAGAGCTAAGCCAGTGACTATCAACCCAAAAGACATCCACATCGCAACCGATGGAAAGATTTATAGTTTCAGCGGATTTGGTGGAGTTATGAATTGCACCGATTGCGACAATGACACGATGGTCAATGAATATGATCGGCAAGATGATGGAGCAGTTGTGTGGTTTTGCAAGCGTTGTGAGGATAGGTTGCACCTATGAAGTTATCCACAGGCTTTGTCCACAGCTGTGCGAAACCTGTTGGAATCGCCCAAAATTACGCTCGGTATTTGACATCACCTATACCATCTACACGAGGTAGCGAGCCGGTGAGCCGGATAGCTCGCAGCCGATGTTTGATGGTTTTGGCCGTGCTATGTCTTGTTGGCACAACACCGGCTAACGCAACAAAAGAAGTTAAACCATCGATTGATTATCTAAAGTTATATGCACATTCAAGGATTGTTAATTGGCAAGAATTCAAATGCTTTGACAAGCTGATAACAAAGGAAAGCAATTGGCGTGTTAATGCAATCAACGGATCGCACTTTGGTTTAGGCCAGATGCGTAATCCAAAGTACAGAAACCTTGATGGCTTTCGCATGATTGACTGGAGCCTTCGCTATATAGACCACAGATATCAAGGCTCAAGCTGCAAGGCCTATGAACATTGGCAGAAGCGTGGGTGGCATTGATGTCAAGAGCTTGGAAAGGTGGGAGCACAAGCCGTTGGCGTAAGATCAGAGAAGCTGTGCTCAAGCGTGATGGATGCTGCCAGATGTGTGGGCAATCCGAAGGCCAAATGCACATTGATCATGTGATTCCCAAGAGATTGGGTGGAGGCGATGAAATCTGGAATTTGAGGCAATTGTGCCAAAAATGCAACTTGAGCAAAGGTGGGCGTTTTTTTGAGGCCGATGGAACAC